TTGCCCGTTTGGAGTATCTTGTCTAATGTCTGGTAATACTTATTCATGAGCTTTATTTTTGGTTGTACAAAGGTAGCTCTACCGGACAACACAAGGCATCCCCGGCACATCAATCACACTGCACCGAGCGTGCAGTGCTTTCCAAACCGTTTGATAACATCATACACCTTACGTTCGCTTACCGAATATTTATTTGCCAAAAACGCCACTGCATAAGTGGTCTTTTCACCTTGTTTTTTCATGACCTCATACTCCGTATATAAGTCTATGAATCGAAGGTCATCCTGCTTGCCGCCCAAACTTATAAGCATTTCAAGCGGTTCTCTGTTAAATTTAAGTGCTTCAAACAATGTCATATCCAATCATTTTTGTACTTTTGCAATGCCAATCATTTATTTAATGCGTAAAAACGCCACGAGAGTGCGGCAGAGGGCATTGCCCCCGGTCGCGCACTCTCGTGGCGTTTTGTGTTAATAAATGATTGGCGTCTATATTAACAGGCCGGGGGCTTTTTTTATCCCTCCCCCGAAGGGATTGTCAATCACTCAATCCGATATAATTCCAAATTGAACTTGTCCTTTTTTTCCCAGCCTTCAGCCAGAACTGTCTGAATGAATCCTACTGCTTTTGTATAGAAATCTTTCAGTTCTTCTAACTGAGTAAAAGTATGGTATTCCGGTTGTTCATCCGAACCAAACTTAAACGTCACTGGCAGGGTTTCTCCGCCCGTCTGAACGGCCAAATCGTATGCTGCCTTATAGTTGTACTGGTTCTCCACAGAAAGCCATACATGGGCACCATTATAGGCGAATCCGGATAGGATAGCCGCATCAGTCTGGCTGTTATACCAGGACATAACCAATGTGTGGATTTCCTCATCAGTAGGCTTATGCCCGAACTCCTCTTCCATGTAGGAGGCAGAGCCGTTCTCTTTTTCCTGCACATCCCATCGGATGCGCCATTTGTCTTTAACCGGGTTCGTGCATTCCATCAGCGAAACCCCGGAACTTCCTTCAACTCTTCTCATGTAAACACGTATTTGGTTCTACCTTTGCCGAATGTCTCTGTCTTGATGGTCGTTTCAAACGGGAAACCATCCGGCATTTCCTTTACTTGTGCGAGAATATTCTTCATTTCCTCGCTGTTGGTGAAGAACTTCTTTGCCTCGCCGTTCACTTCGATGGCCACAATACAGCGGTCTTCTCCCTGCTCGGTTTTGATACCGGTCTCAAAGTCCTTCACTACAATGGGTAAGTTTACCAGTTCCCGGATGCTTACCACCACTCCGGGGAATCGCTTTTTACCGTCTTCCGGCTTGTAAGCGACATTCAAGTCTTTAAAACTTCTCATTTCTTTGCCTGTTAATTTTTTAAACAACTTATTACAGTCGGCGTGCTTCGTCATGCCGTAGAAACTGGCAATCAGTTCCCGCCGTCTTTTTCTCGATTTTACCTCGTGCATCTTCCGGGCAAACTTCTGTTTGATGCGTTTCCGCAATATTACATAGTCGGGACGGATAACATAGCCAAGGAAATCAATGCCTTCTTCTACAGGGAACACCCGTTCATTCGGCTTTATTTCCAAGTCTATTTTTCCCATTTGCCCGTGAACAGCATCACGAATCTTCCACAATTCCGCTTTCGTTTTACCGAGTACCAGTCCGTCATCGCAATAGCGATAGTAATAACGAACCCCGTACTTATCCTTCAGATAGTGGTCTAAAAATACAGACAGAAGCAGATTTCCTGCCCCTTGTGAACTGCGCAGTCCGAAACTGATACCTTCCGGCAGCAGCTTAACAAACCGCTCCAACAAGACCAACAGCCTTTTGTCCTTGAACACCCTCCGGAAGCACCACATAACAAAGTCCTGCCGCGCATTGTCGTAAAACCTCCGGATGTCAAATTTGTATGCGTAAAGCGTGCCTTCCGGATCTTTTTGCAAATCGGTACGTATGCAGTTCATCAGGTCATGAGTACCGCGCCTTTTGATGCTTGCACCGGTTGTCCGGATATAACGTTTTTGCAGGTGGCGGTCCACCACATTCATGATGGCAAACACAGCGATGCGGTCTTTCATGGACAGGATCTGCAAAATACGTTTTTTACCGTATTCTTCAATTTCCCTCTCATGGTAGCCGCCCAGCCGGAATGAGCCGTCCGCAATGGAAGCCGTCAGTTCGGCGATAATCTTCTCCCTATGGGCAAGCAGGAATCGTCCCTGCCTTGACCTCTTACGATCGGTTCCGCGAAGTACCGAATCGAATGCCTCCGACATATTGGAGTATTCGATGATTTCCTCGATAATATATCCTTCCCTGCGCATAAGCTATTGGTTAATAAACATGGAAGATGAGGGCCTTCCTTTCCCCGGGTCTGACTTCTTCGAACTGATAACAGCCTACCAAACTCCACCCGACGCGTGATTTTTCAGCTTTCCACCTTTTCTGGTGCTGTTGCTGTGGCTTGCTCCCCTCGGCACCGCTTCGGGGACACGTCCCCGCTGCTGTACGCCGATTTGTTAGATTTCCAGACGCGAGCCGACATTCGCATTCGCATTCGAAGCATCGTTATTCGCATTCGCATTCGACACACCGCCATTCGCATTCGCATTGTTGTACCCGCGATAGACCACACGGACTATTGGGGAACTCTACCGCTTGCAAAGTTACTGATTTAACAGGCAAAACAGATAAACGAATTACACTATCATCCAAAATAAAACGGATATACTGCCACCCGCGATGGTGAGCCCCCAATCAATCCAGTCCCAAGGACTTCCCCGAAGAGTATCTTTCAGTTCCAGACAGGAAGCTGCAATGGCCGCAGCATAAAAGGCCGTCCAAGGAGTAAATCCCAATAGACCTACCATCAAACCACCGATAAGATGCTTGTAACGGTTACTCATTTTTAAAAATGCGATAATCTTTTTCATATACCTCAAATTTCTATTTTTTCGACCGGCTTCGCCGGTATTTGAACACCTTTTAAATGGAATTCGGAAACCATCCGAATCCCGTTCTTTCGTTTTAGTCGCTTCGCTCCACGCTTTGGCGCTTTACGCTTACGCCACCTCGCGTATCGCCTTATACGCTGCCACGCTTTGCGCCCGGACGATTTTGCCGCGGAAGGCCAGACGCGAGCCGACACTCGCACTCGCATACGAAGCATCGAGATCCGCACCCGCAAGCGACACACCGCCACCCGCATTCGCAACGTAGCACCCGCGATAGACCACACGGAGGGCAGAGCCGCTTATCCAATATTTATCGGTATAGAACGTAGAAGATGATCCGTTCAGATTACCCACCGGAACCAAGTCCATATACTTGCCATGCGCCACGCCTGTTATCCATTGGTCACTGGTCGTTTTGCCCTGCACCATGCGGATACTGCCGTCAGGCATCCAAATACGCCACTTACCCACGTTACCACTGTCGTTTGGCAGGTCCACACCATCCATCATATCATATTTGTTCCCATAAATATCCTCGTAACCGATACAGCATATATTGTTTACTTGAGTAACCATAGGCGCACCGTACTCGTCTTGGCTTACATACCAAGCATATTGGTGAACAAGACCGTCTATAAGCGAATTTGTTACTTTATTATTGATGGCAAACGCTGCATCATAACCGACAGTGTCCTGCATGCCATAACCGGACGTACCACCCGTGATACGATTACTATTATGCTGCCCCGCACCGCACTGTTCCTGCATGTCACGGCGGCCATAACGTGCATAGCTCAGGTTCGCAATACGGCTGTGCATCAGGGCATCTATCTGCTGCATACCCCGCTGCTGGCTGTAATAATGAAAGTCCGTCCACGTCATACCGCCGGCTGTATAATTACCGGTTATACACGCACGCAGTTTGCTGCCCACTACACTGCTGCCTACTATCGCACAAAGATGTTCGTCATTGCCCACCCAGTCAGGTTCCATATCCTCGATCTTGTCGCTGTTTGAAAGAACCACCTTGTCAAACCCAGCCGTATTCAGGATCGAAAAGTGCAAGGCAGTGGCGTTATCAGGGACATCGGAGATCAAATACATACCGGCTTCAAACTTCAAACCGATGGTCGGAACCACAATACTCTTCAGAATGTTTCCATCCGCATCCGCAAACACACTGCCGATAAGTCCCGTACCGGGTAAGCTTGGGAACCGGACACGTTTGTAGCCCGACACGTCCACCTTGCATACCGAATAAGACTTGTCCGTAGTATAAGAATCTTTCAGCGTGGGTTTACCACTCAGAAGTTTTCGTTCCGCCAGGAAACCGCCCTGCATGCCTTTGATGTCGTCCAAGGTCAACACCCTCACGTCGGGAACAGGGGGCATATCGTCAGGACCATTGGAACTGTAACAGCTGTAATATTTCTCGTTCAGGTAATCATTGATACCTTTCGACCAGAAGAACGGTTCGTACATCATCCAGTCGCCCTCGCTGCTGTCAAGTTTGGCTGCACTTCCGTCGTAATATTTATTGCTGTTGGTGTCATCCAAAGGACAATAGGTCATCTCACCGTCCAAATTGTTGATGTCAACCGTCTGGCCCGCCATCTCCACTTTACGGCTCGTGGGTTTCTTCGTCACCTTGGCAAGCACACGGTGACGCTTCTTGAAAATGGCTGCGACATGGGCGCTCATCACATAGGCATTACCGTACTTATACCCTGTTTCATTATCAGGATTGGAGATATTGGCGTCATCCGGTACGCTCTCATCCGACTCGATGATACTGTAGGCCGGTTGCGCGATCTCCAGTTCAGGGTAACGCTCCCTGTATCTGTCCGCTTCTTCGTCCTCCATGTACTTTGTCAGGCGGAGCCTGCCACGCAATCCTGAATGCCGGTTGTCTATCGCTCCGGTGGAGGTATAGGTACCATAATCGTAGTATTTCCCGAGCAGCCTGCCGTCATCCTCCATATCGATGTCAAGGACAAAACGCTCCAGTTTACCGCTACCGTTC